TTATTGGCTTACCCACAATATTCGCCCAATCCAACGTATATCCTTGGCACTCAACGTCAAATCAGCTGAATATCCACTAACGTCAGCGATGACGACCTGCTGCGTCGTTTTACGTTTTACGATACCGACAGTCAAATCCCCCGGCTTTCTCTCTACAATCACTCGGTCATTTCTTCTAACGCTGCTTGACGGAGACACAACAAGAAATGAACCAGGGCGGCAAAAGCCTTGGCCTACATCCTTATCCAACTCAATAATATATGCCCGAGGGTCATCAATAGAAGGAAAATCTATTTCCTCCCAACCCTCTTGATCTGGGAAACCTGATTTGTCAAATGACCCATCCTTAATCTGCGAGAAACGAATAGATCGGAGTTTTAAATCAGGCGTTTTAGCAGAATGCGGCGGCATTTCATCGATTAGCGAAACAAAGTCGGACATGCTCGTCTGGGTGGCTTCCAGGATCTTCGACAGACTCTCCGTACCAGGCCAGCGCTGCTTCCCATCTTGGGTAACTCGCTTGCTCTTGTTGAAAGTCGTTGGATCGAGACCGGCGCGCTTGGCGAGGCCTGACGGCGACAGTCCGTTGCGCAGCGCGAGTCGGTCCACACCCCGCCAAATCTGTTCATGCGTCAGCATGGCAGTGGTTCCGGTTCGGTTAACACTGCAGGTGAGAATGTCTTACTATGCAACCAACGTCACTAGGTGTATATTCTTATTTTTTTGCGGGAGCCAAAGCCTTGCTGATCGTCGGCTTCCAACGGCAGGTCCGGGCGAGAAGCTTAGGCTGGCTGAAGCGTGGTTTCCGCCACTGTTTCGCTTACAGGCACGTTGGAGATGGCTGGCTACTCTGCGATCCATTGAGCGATGAACTCTTGCTAAAGAGTTCGCCCCCGCTTCCACCTCGACGATTGATGGCCTCACTGGCCGCTCTCGGCGCAAGTGTCGTCAGTGGAGAGTTTGCCGGTGCCGGGAGATCTGCGTGCTGGCTACGCCCGCTCAATTGCGTCGAGATCTGCAAGCGGTTGGCCGGTTGCAATGAGCCTCGGGTGATCACACCCCACAACCTCTTCTTGCGCCTGACCCATCCGACCAAGACGGTTGTTGACAGATCTCATTAATAGGTTTATATTCTTAGCTGTAGTTCAGATTGATTGGATCGGTGCATGTCGGATGCGTCACTGCCGGCGGTGTTTGAGAGGTTTGCTCAGGCGCGAGAGCGGCGTCTCGCTTGGGAACAGTTGTGGCGCGATTGTTACGCCTTCGCCCTGCCGATGCGTGGACACGGGCTCTCCCACGGGAGCTATGCCGGAGTCAACCATGCAGAGCGGCTCTTCGATGGCACAGCTCCCGACGCAGTGGAACAGCTAGCGGCGAGCCTGCTTGCGGAGCTGACCCCGCCATGGTCGCGCTGGTTTGGTCTTCGCCCAGGCCACGACGTTGCCGAGGAGGATAGGAATGAACTCGCCGAAATTCTCGAAGCCGCAGCGTCGAGGGTTCAAGGCCATTTCGATCGCTCGAACTTTGCCGTAGAGATCCATCAGTGCTTTCTGGATCTTGTGACAACGGGTTCCGCGACGCTTCTCTTTGAAGAAGCCCCAGTCGGTTGCGCCTCTGCTTTCCGGTTCTCAGCCATACCTGCAGCCGAGATCTATCTCGACGGCGACGTGAATGGCTTGATTGAGAGTCACTTCCGGGTGACCACTGCGACACTTTCTGTAATTCGCCGTCGGTTTGCAAGTTGCCAACAACTGGCCAGCGTCGGTGACTGCGGGTCCACCAAAGGTGACTTCAAGCTCGAGCTGCTCGAGTATGTCAGCGCACGCGGGAACTATTTCGACTATCAAGCGATCCTTCCGGTCCAAGGGGACGCCGTTCGAGCGCCCATTGTCCTAGCTCAGGGTGTGTTCGAGCATCCTCCCTTCCTGACATTTCGATGGATGAAAGGGACCGGCGAGCTCTATGGCCGTTCGCCGGTCATGACAGCGCTGCCAGACATCAAGACAGCAAACAAGGTCGTCGAGCTGGTCCTGAAAAACGCGTCCATCGCAGCGACGGGCATCTGGTTGGCGGAGGACGATGGCGTCCTCAACCCAGCCAACATTCGGCTAGTGCCCGGGAGCATCATTCCGAAAGCGGCTGGCTCTGCCGGACTGACGCCACTACAGGCGCCCGGCCGCTTCGATGTATCCGAGCTCGTCTTGAGCGATCTTCGCTCGCGCATTCGCCATACACTGTTGGCCGATCGCCTGGCACAAGTGAACGATCGCAGAATGACGGCAACGGAGGTCCTGGAGCGCAGTGCCGAAATGACCCGGCTCTTGGGCGCGATTTATGGTCGACTTCAGGCCGAGTTGCTCAACCCCTTAATGCAGCGAGCGCTCGCCATCTTGCGTCGAAGGGGTGAAGTGCCGGGTGTAGCGCTCGACGGCACTATCGCCGACGTTCACCACCGTTCGCCGCTCGCGCGTGTGCAGGCGCGCGAAGAAATCCGCAACACCCTTCTTTGGCTCGAAACTGTAGGCAAGCTCGGCGGCGATGCTGGACAGTTCGTAGACCTTGCGGCCACTGCCAGCTGGCTCGCGGACACTCTCGGCGTGCCACGCGAGCTCCTCTCCAATCCGAGCGAGGGGTGAGCTTCGATGGACAGCCAATTCAATAGCGACGAGCGGGAGCTCGGCTGGTCTTGGTTCGCTGCGGCGAGGCCGAATTCAGAGCATGACGAGGACTTGGCCCACGCTGTCGCCGCATGCTTCGCCGGCAGCAATGGCGAGCTCGTCATCCAGCATCTTCGGGCGACCTTTCTGGAGCGCCGAGTGTCGCCCACCGCCTCAGATTCTGAGTTGCGCCACGTTGAAGGCCAGCGCTCAGCAGTTGCCTATCTTCTTCGACTCGCTCGCCCTCGAGGTTGACCATGCAAATCGACGAAACCGCGGCACCAACCGAGCCTGCAGACCATGGTTACGCCGCTGACGAAGCCACCATTGGCCCAGCACAAGAGCCAGATGCAACCGGAGCCGCTGAGGCGAGCGAGCCCCTTGTCTCATCGGAAATCGCGACGCGACCGGACGACATCCCCGAAAAGTTCTGGGACCAGGAGGCGGGTGCGATCCGAACTGACGCTTTGCTGCAGTCCTATCGCGAGCTGGAACGACGTCTGAGCCGTTCGGTGCCACGCCCCGACGGTGAGGACGACGTCGAAGGTATCGCCAAGCTCTTGGGCCTGCTCGGTCGACCCGAGACAGCGGATGCCTACCAGATCAGCGCGCCACATCCATTGGTGACGCCGGATCCAGAGCTCAATCAGCTACTGCATTCAGCTGGCTTCACCCAACGCCAAGCGCAGCTGATTTACGATCTAGCGGCTGAGCGACTACTGCCGGTGCTCGATGAGGCTACCGCGGAGCTTGAAGCGACCCGGCAGATCGATCGCCTGGAGCGGCATTTCGGCGGACCCGATGGTTGGCGCACAACAGCCGCTCAAATCAAGGCCTATGCGGAGGCCAACTTGCCAAAAGAGCTGCAATCAGCCCTGGCTGCCAGTTACGAAGGCATCCTCGCGCTCCACGAAATGATGCGCAAGGCCGAGCCCGATATCGTCGGCCAAGCTGGCTCTGGTCCGCCGGCCGTCACCGAGGACAGCCTTCGCGAGTTGATTCGCGATCCGCGCTACTGGCGCGACCGCGATCCCGAGATCGTTCAGCGGGTCACGGCAGGGTACCGCAACCTCTACCCAGGTTGACCCAAGGGCGAATGATCAGCGGCAGACAACCAGCTCTTGGCCTGCCTGATCTCCATCCATCCGCTCGAGCTCAAGGCCCGCGAGGATAACCAGCGGCTCTCCCATTGTCGCGACTAGCAACACCAAGGTGCGCGATGTCTATCACCATTGATCAAGCATTTTCGAAGCAGTTCGAACGAGAAGTCCACGAGGCCTACCAGCGTCAGGGCTCCAAGCTTCGCGCGACCGTTCGCGTCAAGAACGGTGTGCGTGGCAGCTCGACCACCTTTCAGAAGGTCGGCAAGGGTGCCGCCTCGACCAAGGCGAGGCACGGCATCGTCCCGGTCATGAACGTCGACTTCAGTGCGGTCGAGGCCACGCTGGTTGACTACTATGCCGGCGAGTGGGTCGATCAGCTGGACGAGCTCAAGACCAATCTGGACGAGCGGCAGGTTCTCGCAAACGCCGGCGCTTTTGCTCTAGGCCGCAAGACCGACGAGTTGATCCTCGAAGCGCTCAAGACCGCCACTCAGGTGGCAGGTCAGGACAGCAGCGGGCTGACCAAAGACAAGGTCCTGCAGGCGTTCGAGATGCTTGGCGAAGTTGACGTGCCCGACGACGGTCAGCGCTACGCGGTGATCGGCTGGAAGCAGTGGTCGGATCTGTTGAACGTCGCCGAGTTCGCCAACGCCGAATTCGTCGGCGACGATCAGCTGCCGTGGCGGGGCACACAGGCCAAGGTATGGCTCGGCACCCTCTGGATGCCGCATTCCGGCCTGCCGATGGAAGACGGTGTCCGGCAGTGCTTCTGGTACCACAAGAGCGCGATCGGTCATGCGATCGGCCAGGACGTGAAGTCCGACATCACCTGGCACGGTGACCGCGCCGCGCATTTTATCTCCAACTCGATGTCGCAGGGTGCGGCGCTGATCGACGAAGACGGCGTTGTCGCGATGCCCTGCAAGGAGGGTTGAACATGGCTTACTCATCGAGCGGCCTGAGCGCCATCTCTTACGCCAACGGCTTTACCCTTTGGCACTATCGTACCGACGACCTAGTCGCCGAGGTGGACAACGCCGGCTACTTCAACATGGCAAGCAAGATGCTGCGCCCCGGCGATTTCATGCTCGTCAACACAGGGCTCAAGGACGTTCCAACGCACGGGATTGTCGTCATTCTGACCAATGAGAATGGCGTCGTCGACGTGAGCAATGTCACGCAGTTCGGCACGATCAACGCCGACTAGTTGATCGATCCACGGCACCGCTGCCCGGCGGTGTCAGGCAGACCGATGCGCAGTCATCGGTCTGCCAAGGATCGATATCAAGTGGCGCGCCGGCATGTATTGCCTCTGCACGTTGCTTCCCGAACGCCAGCCACAAGCGAGTCGTCTCATGAGTCTGACAGATGTCGAGATCTGCTCAATCGCGCTCGTCAAAATTGGCGCCGACGCAATTTCATCGTTCGACGACGAAAGCGTCGAGGCTGATATCGGGCGCCGTCTTTATGAGGTCACAGTCCGCGCGCTCATTACAGCCCATCCTTGGCATTTCTCGATTGCAGAAACTGAACTACAGCGGTTGAATGAGCCACCGCTCGCTGGCTACTCTTACGTTTTTGCCCTGCCGGACGACGTCTTGCGTGTTGTTTCCGCCGGCGCCATCGGCCGCGGTCGTGGGCTGGACTACCGAGTTGCCAGCGATCGCCTGTACACCAAAAGCCAAAAAGTCATTCTTAACTACCAGAGACGCCCGAGCACTGAAGCTTTCCCGGCCTTTTTCGCGCAAGCCCTAATCGCCAAGCTAGCTGCCGAACTCTGTTTGCCGCTGACTGAGGGTACGAGCCGAGCAGAAGCATTGCAGAGGCTGGCTGCATCGGAGCTCAAGATCGCGAGATTGATTGACAGTCAGCAGGACACGCCAAGCGCGGTAGAAGACTTCACGCTCATCGCGGCGCGCGGCTCATGAGTAAGGTCACCTCGGTAAAGTCCAGCTTCACGTCCGGAGAGATCGATCCCGCGCTCTACGGCCGCGTCGATCTTCGTGCCTATGAAGAAGGTGCCGCAACGCTTCGCAACGTACTTGTGCAACGCACCGGCGGCGTGGTTCGACGGCCCGGAACGCTGCACGTCGCGACAGTACCGGACGGCGCACGGCTCTTTCCTTATGAGCGCGGCGAGATTCGGGACCTCTTGGTTTTTGGCAACTATGCAGTTCACATCGTCGCCAATAGCTCGGTCAGGCAGACCCTCAATGGATTGCCCTGGCCGATCGCGGAGGTTGGCAGCATCGATTGCACGCTAGTCGACGAGGCCGTCCTGGTCTGTCATCCGGACTGGAAGCCTCGCTTGCTTCGACGCGATGATGCCGGACAATGGAGTGCCGAAGAGCTTTCGTTCTCAGCTTTCAACGCGGATGATGACGACGAGCGCGTGGCTCTACCCTTCGCCAGATTTGCGGCTTCGAATGTTGCTCTTCAAGCTGTGCCGAGTGCTGGCGGGGCTGAGCCCACGGCCCCTGGAAGCCGCGGCGTAGACGTACAGTTGCGCAGCACGGCACCAGTTTTCGATCCAAGCCTCCACAACGACACGGTCATTCGCTTGAAGGGCCGCCAGCTCAGGATCTATGGCGTCTCGCCTGACGGGAACGGCATGCTGGCGTTTGCTCGAACTCTTGAACCGCTGGTCGATACTCTCGCCACGTTCGACTGGGACGAGCAAGCGCATTCCGCGTTACATGGCTGGCCAACTACCGCAGCGATGCATCAAAATCGCCTAGTGCTCGGCGGTTGCCGCGAGCGTGGAGACTACCTGTGGTTCTCCCGCTCTGGGCGGCCGTTCAATTTCGACCTTGCCGACGGCGTGGACGATGCAGCCATCGCGTTCCGCATTACGGCCGAGCGCCGTCACGAGATTCGGCAGCTCTTCTCTGGCAAGATCCTTCAGGTGTTCACGACCGCAGGCGAGTGGACGATCGGCGGTTTTCCGCTAACGCCAAGCACCGCACGGGTGGAGCTTCAGACCAGGGTCGGTTCGCCCAATGATCGCCAGCTTGCTCCCGTTGACGTGGACGGTGCGACCATTTTCGTCGGAAGGACAGGACGCGACCTTCGCGAGTTTCTCTTCACAGACACCGAGCAGGCGTATCAAGCAGCTGACATAGCGATCCTTTCACGCCATCTCATGCGCGATCCGATTGACCTGACGTTCGATCAAGCACGTCGGGTTTTCTGGCTTGCGCGGGCGGACGGCCGAGCCTGTGCGGTCACGATCGATCGAAACAGCAACGTTGTCGCGTGGGCATTGCAGGAGACCGCCGGCGCCATTCGCGCGCTGACAATGCATGACGGCGCCCTGCTCATGCTCGTCCAGCGAGCCTCTGGCTTGCACATCGAGCGGCTCGACGACGCGAGCATGTTGGATTCCCAGCGCACCTTCGTATCGGCGGAGCCGAAGCAGCATTGGAACGCGCTATCGGGAACGAGCGACGGTCGATATGAAATCATTGCCGACGGCACATCAATCGGCGAACGCGACATCGTTGACGGCTACTTGGAGTTGCCCGAAGCGGCGAGCGCGGTCGACCTCGGACATGGCTTCGAGAACGCTGTGGGAGGCCTTCCGATCCTCGCCGGCGGTGCCAAGGGCGTCGCACCCGACGCGGTCTACAGACCCATTCGAATCGGCCTCAGGCTCGGTCCGACGGATGGCCTGATGCTCGATACCGGCTCAGGCATGCGGTCGGTAAGCGTCGGGCGAACGGCTGGCGTCAACGACATATTCGATGTGAGCGTCAGGGCGCGAGGCTGGCGCCGCGGCACAGCGGTTCTTCCTTGGCGGCTGGCGCAAACCAAACCGATGCCATTTCAAGTCCTCTCGGTAACAGTTGAAGCAAAGGTGAACGAGTAATGGGTGGATTGAGCAGCCTTGCAAATCTCGGCCTTAACGTTGCGCTTAGCCAGCAAGCAGCGCAACGACAGAACAAAGATCTGGAGAAAGAGCGTGATCGGCAAATTGCGGCCATCATGCGCGACAATCGGGAAGCGGAACGCCAGCAAGCTGGCGCGTTGCGCCGCCGCCAAGCGAGCGAGCGCGCACGCGCTGGCGCCACTGGTACGGCAACGACTGGAGGGTCGATCGACGCTATTCTCCGTGGGCTTGAGCGGGAAGCAGAGCTTGATAGCGCAGCACGGCGAGAGACTGCCGCAGCCCGCGTGCAGCAAATCCGCGCCACCTTTGGCACGCGTCAACGAAGCAATCTCTTGAACACAACCAATCGTTTGCTCGGCACTAGCAACTCAACGCTTCGTCGAAGCTTGCTCGGCTAGCCGTGCAGCGAAATAGCAATGAAACGAAGAGCGCGTCGACCTGACGCCGTTAACAGCCAGTTCCTCGTGGGTGGCGCTATAGGTTTTCTGACCTTCCCGCAATTTGTCATCGTTTGGAACAAGCAGCAGGGCCTTATCACTCCATCCCTCCACTTGACGATTTGTCGATGGCTGCATGAGCGATGGCTTGCCGGCGACCGAAAACTCTTGCTGATGGTGTTTCGCGACGCAGGCAAGTCAACGCTGGTCGCATTGTTCGCGGCATGGCTGCTCACGGGCAACCCCAATCTTCGCATACTCATTATTGCGGCCGAACAAATGCTCGCCAACAAAATGAGCAAAAATATCCGCAAGGTTATCGAACAGCATCCGACTGCCGTTCACTTGCTTCCTGGGCGAATGAAACATTGGGCGACAGATCAATTTACCGTCGCGCGAAGTCGTAACCATCGCGACCCGTCGGTATTGGCGAGGGGCTTGACCAGTAACTTGACCGGCACACGTGCAAACGTGATTATCTGCGATGATGTCGAAGTTCCCAACACGTGCAGCACGGCAACCGCTAGAGAGCAGCTTCGGCAGCGGCTGACCGAGATCGACTTCGTCCTGGTGCCAACAGGCATGCAGCTGTTTGTTGGAACACCACATACCTACTATTCAATCTATTCTGACAAAGCCCGCACCAAGATCGGTGAGGAGAAGCCTTTTCTAAATGAATTCGAACGATTGTGCCTGCCGCTCCTCACACCTGACGGGTCGAGTGCGTGGCCCGAGCGTTTTCCCCTTTCAACAATCGACGATCTGAAGCGAAGCGCGGGACCGCAGCGATTCCGCAGCCAGATGATGCTGCAGGCGACGCCACCGGGTGCCGTCAAACTGGATCCTGAGCGGCTGATACCCTATTCTGAGAATCTTCATGCACGGTGGGTTCAGGGGCGACTTGCGCTCAGCATTGGCAATGAAGCGATCGTATCGAGCTCGTGTTGGTGGGATCCTGCCTATGGCCGCCCAGGGCATAACGATCGCAGCGCAATCGCAGTTGTAATGGTTGACCGCTCGGGGCACTACTGGTTGCATGGGCTCGATTACCTGACCTTCGATCTCGATCGCCTGGAGCAAGTGGACGAAGCAACTCAGTTGATTCGCAAGGCTATCGATTTCGCGAGGGCAAACCATCAGACGACGCTCTCGATTGAGACGAATGGCATCGGCCGCTTCCTGCCAGCGCTGGTCAGGCGCGAGCTCAGAGGGTCGGAGCATACCCTGGCACTCGTTGAGCGTCATTCGACTCGGGGGAAGGTCGAGCGAATCTTGAGTGCGCTCGATCCCATTCTTGCAGCGGGACACCTCCACGTTCACCAGTCCGTCATGAATAGTGGCTTCATCGAGGAAATGCGAGAATGGTCGCCCCACGGAGCCACGTTCGACGACGGCTTGGATGCCGTAAGCAATGCCATTCTCGAGCAGCCGGTAAGAGCTAGCTACGGATGTCGATCGCCCAACAAATCAGGGCGGCCGTTTGGCGCCTCCCGGGACGTCCGCGACGGCAGCTTTGTCGCGCACTCAACATTCGACATCTGA